AAGCAAGGTGATTGCTTAGGAAATGGGAAAACAAGCGGAAGTAACAACCTTGCTATGGCATTCATGTCATACCCAAGCAAAACAACCGAAAGCAAGGTGATTGCTTAGGAAATGGGAAAAGCAGGGTTGGTGTGAAAAAACAAGACACGACAAGAATGTCATATCTTGCCCCATCCTAACACCGTGAACCAACGTTGACACCTATGTTGCTTTTTTACTACATCCAAGCAACATCAAGCAATATCTTGATTTTCTTGCTTTGCTTTGGAAATAGGTTGGCAGGCTGTGGACCAGAGGCAACAGCGCCAACAACCTAAGCAGAGAAAAAACAAGCAATATCGTGGTTGCTTGCGGTTGGCACGGGGATCGCATTAGCTATGGGCAGGAGGCAACGACGATGATGACCAAGACCGACCAGACGATCCGAGTCAGCCCGACCGAGAACTACATCTGGCTCCAGTGCGTTGGCTACTACCCCGCAAAGCCCGTCTCGGAACTCAAGGTTGGCGATTGGTGCGTGTGGAACTACGGGGAAAGCAACGAAGTTGTTGGAATCGAGCGTGTTTCCCCCAAGTTCGTCAAGGTCATCTTCCGGTTGAAGGATGGCGCGACGCACGGGCGGCGGATGAAGCTGGATCGGTTGGTTGCGGTGAAGTAGGTTGGCACGGACGTTGCTTAGACTCTAGTGCAGGAGGTAGCAACGATGGAAACCAAGACCAACAACGCGGCACCCCGGAAGATCGTCGAAATCATCGAGGTCACGGATACGCGGGAGTTCGAAGAGGTTGACGATCGTTGGGTGCCCGTTGCTGGGAGCGGCGAGGAAAGGGAATGCGACCGCTGCGGCCGTATCCACGTCGTCCACGCCCACGTCAAGCTGAGCGACGGGACGCACGCGATCGTGGGAACCGGCTGCATGCTGGCGGATGAGGCTGTCGTTGCTTCGCGCATCCGTTCGGCCGCTCGCCGGGCCACCACGCTCCGCAAGCTCCGCGCCGAACTCGTGACGCTGGAAGCCAAGCAGGCGGCGTTCGATACGGCCCGCGAAGAGGTTTACGCCCTGCCGGTGCCGGAGATGGTGCGGCGCCCGAGGCGCAGCGACCCGACGGAAGAGGCGCTTGCGATCGACGACGTTGAAGTCTACTTGCATCGCTGGTCAAACCTTGATGAGCGGCGCGAGACCTTGACCCATGCTTGGCGGCAGCGGCAGATCAGGGAGCGCGGCGTTCGGGAAGCCCTTGGTCTCGACCGGTTGCGCGACCGGATCGCCCGGCTGGAAAAGGCAAGCAAGTAAGGTTGGCACGGAGCTTGCTTAGGATACTAGGCAGGAGGTATCAACGATGACGACCAAGACCAGAAATGAAGTAGTGAAGGACATCCGCCACGCTCTCCGGTTCCGCTCCGGCCGGGCTTGGTCGGTGACGGTCGGCCGCGGGACGGTCTGGGGCTACATCTACATCAACGCCCCCAAGAAGGATCAGGTTCGCGGGTGCATGACCGTAGCGGACCGCCACGAGCTTGCTCGCTTGATGGGGCTGTTGGATACGATGGTCCACCACCAGGGCATCATGGTCAGCCCGGAGGAGTACGACGAAATGGAGCAGCGTGCCCGGGGCCTCTGGGACGGGCAGATTACCCCGCCGCCGTTGGACTAGGCTTGGCACGGGGGTTGCTTCTAGTTTAGGGTAGGAGATGGAGGCAGGGGCGATGGGCAATGGATATTGGGCAGGTCTGGAAAGGCCGCGCAGCAGGAAGAGGCAGATCGTAATCGAGGCATGGGGAATCCATCCCGAGCGGATCCGGCCATTGCTCGACGGTGCTTTCGCTGTGTATGATCCGCGGAAGCACGACAGTCCAGCGCAAGCAGTGTGCAACTCCATCGCGCGCCGTACACGTCTTGATGTACTCAGCGCCCGCAGCGACGGGACGAGACTCGATGATCGCGGGCAACCCGAGGCGAACGTGTACGAGGTTACACTTGTTCGCTATATCAAGCGTGGAGGGCGCATCGTTGCCGGGCAATTGTGGATCGCTGTTCCGGTGTACGTAGATTAGAGGTTTAGGAGAGGCAGAGGGAGGCGGGGACGATGCGAGAGATCGGGGATTGGTTGCCGGGAGAACAGCAAGCAACCGAAGAACAGCGCAAGGAGATGGGGACGTGGCCCGTGTTCTGCGTGGCACGCGAGACGGTGGACGAGTTCTTCCAGAGGGTGCAGGAGTGGTTCGAGAAGCACCCGGAGATCGCCAGGGGGCGAGCACTGACGTTGCCACAGGAGGAAAGCAATGGCCAGTAAGACACGGAAGTGGATCACGGAAGACGGCAAGCCGATCCGTCGCACCAGTGACCGGCGCAACAACGAGTCGCGCTCGCAGAGGGTGAAGCGCCACGCCAAGGAGCTTGCCGACGAGCGGAACGTCGGAGTCGATCCGGAGCACGCCATCACGCAATACGAGGCGTTGGTCATCCTCCGCACGGGCAACCCCCTCGCTTTCCGTCCGAGTGCAAGCAAGCTCTGATGCAAACGTTCCTGCCATACGCCGACTTCGAAGCATGCGCCAAGGTGCTCGATCGGCAGCGTCTCGGCAAGCAGAGAGCAGAGGCTTACCAGATCCTCAGAGTGCTTGCCGGACAATCCAACGGATGGCGATACCATCCTGCCGTCCGCATGTGGCGGGGATACGAAAACGCCCTCCGCGCCTACCTTGCCGCGATGATCGACGAGTGGGTGAGGAGAGGCTACGTCAACAACCTAGAGAGGCCGCAGGTGGACTCGTGCGTGATGCCTCCGTGGCTTGGCAGGAACATGCTGCATTCGTCGCATCGGAGCAACCTGCTTAGGAAGGATCCGCAGTGGTACGGGCAGTTCGGCTGGACGGAGCAAGCCGACTTGCCGTATCACTGGCCGGTGTGAGGTTGGGCGATGGACTGGTCGGGGGAACCTTGTTCGTTCTGCAACGGGCACTGCTACGAAGATGAGACTTGCAAGGTTCCTTGCAACCACTGCGGAGGATCCGGGTTCGAGCCGCACAAGGTAGTCAAGTGCCTTCCGCCGGAGGGAGAGGACGTCGGAGACTACCTACTGCATGGAAACGGGTTCGCTCCGGGTCCGTGGCCGGGGGATGGGGAAGAGGGAACCTAGCAGCCCGATCGGGCAAAGGAGAGGGCGAAATGAGCAAGAAAGAGCGTTGGACGAACGAATGCATCACGGAGAAGGAGAGGGAGATCATCGCAGAGTCGGTTGCGCTGTTCGGTAGCGCCTTGCTTGTATTGGGGAAGTTTGCTTTCCTGACGGGGAAGCTTGACAGGTTCTTGAAGGGTGATGTTTCGCGCCTTGTTAACAGGTTTACTGAAGCGCCGATGGATGGTGAGTGGGACTCGGACGACCGTTCCGCCAAGAAGGCTCGCGCCGAATGACCCGCTTCGAGCAAATCAAGCTTGCCGCCAAGCTCCTCCACTGGGATTGGACGCTGATCACGGATCCAAGCTCAAGCAAGCCAGCATCAACTAACTTCGTCTGCTCGATTGATGGAGCGACGCTCTACTTCGACGGGGCAGGTGTGTTCATCCGCGCAACCGGCAACATCACAGCCATGATCACCGCAATCAAGGATCTCGACACCACGCTTACCCAAACCATCCCCAAGCACTTCAACTGAAGCAGCATGTGTCTCTAGTCTTGTGTGTTGACAGGATCGGCAGCAAGGCGAAGGAGAGACGAGCATGCCGAGGAAGACAACCAAGAAAGCAACGCAACCCAATGGCAAGACCCAACCCAAGCGAGCAACGAAGGGAAGAGGCAAGGGCAAGCCCGAGGAAGCCCCTGAGAGCAAACCATCCGGAGAGCAGTTGCCGTTGTCTGCTACGCTGCGAGTCGAGACAGCCGTCAGCATCGTAGTGGATGACGAGATCAAGAAGCTGAACGCCAACATCGGCAAGCACGCCAAGTTCATGCGTGACGCGAAGGGCCGCATCGTGCTCCGTCTGACCTGTGACTGGCAGAAGGTGTTCGTGCAAGTGCGGTTGCCCAAGAAACACCCGGTGCTGTGCGACTCGCGGTTCACGCGAGACAGCAGCTTGCATGCGGTCAGCAGCGGTGCGCCATACCATGAAGACGGGTCCGGAAGCATCCGACCACGACTTTTCTTCTGGGACAACCCCGGACCGAGCAAGATGACCTTCCGAAAAGAAACCAAGTAAGCAACCACCTTGCCCCCTCGCTTTCCAAACCTCACCGTCAAGTTCTACCGCGAGCAGAATGCCTATGGTGTGGTCTGCTCCGTCAAGCGTGCCCTCCGAAAGCAAGGAGTCAAGGAAGCACGGATCAAGAAGCTGAGAGACAAGGCCCTTGCCGGAACCTACAAGGCATGCCTTCGGATGCTGCGGAGGTGGGTCAACCTCAAGAGGGTCAAGACGGTGGTGAGGGTTGCTGCTGTCGTGCATGGACCGGGAGGAGAGCCTACGCACTACGTGGCAAGCTGGAGGGACCCTCGAACGGGAGTGAAGAGGGGGCAAGCATTCCGGGTCACGGCAGAGCGAATCCAAACCATGTGGCCCAAACATTGGGTGGTGGTGTTCGTCGATCCGGAAGCCTAGCAAGGCTGGGTGGTATAGGTCTTGCTAGGTTGGTTAGGGTGCAACCGTGGGTTGCTTAGGCAAGGAGGTGAGGGGATGGCAAGGGTGAAGCTGGTAGTCTATTCGAGCAAGGACGAAGTGATCGTCTGCGCCAAGAGCGCCGAGAAGAAGATGCTGAAGGCGTACTTCAGGGACGTCGAAGAGGGAGAGTACAAGGGGCGCGACGTGGAGGAGTACACTCGTAGGGAAACCGGGCTGGGTGGGTTGTTCGTGAGCATACGCCAGACGCAGCAGGAGATCACGTTCTACAACTAGCACCAACCTACCTCTCCCTTGCCCTCCGAACCAACGTACCGATCAACCTTCCAACATGTAGCAAGACAGTCTCTCCAAGACAGTCTCCCTAGAAGGTTGCTCCTACAGACAACATCCTTGACCCTCCTATCCTATCCCCTGGCAACGCAACCCCCTACATGGACGCAAACTCCTATACGTACCCCCTGCCAGCCCAACCCTGGCTCCCAACAAGACAACATCGAAAAACAACCCACCCCATCCAACCAACCTCCACCCAAAAGAATCCCCCTTGTCAAAAACAGAGGAGGGCAAGGCAGGGAGACAGCCAAGGCAGTGAAGGAAGGAGCCATCCCGGAGAGACCCTTCCAACACCTAACCAACGTTTCCAAGAAACAACCTAGGCGGGTATGCAGGTGACAGGGGAGGCAGTAGGAGAGTAGGTAGAGAGGGGGGAGGGGGGTATCCCGCTAGCCATTTCCCCCTCCAACACAACCTTGCTCCCTCTGTGTCGATGACAGGGATTCCTAGTTACTTTAGCAAAGACAAATAGCACATGCAACCTGCTTCCTAGACACAGTGGGGTAGGGAGTCACCTGCTTGCAAACAACACAAAGGAAAGTAACCACCAACACAAACCAACACCCCCCACACCCGATGCTTACGGGGGGAGAGAAGGGAGGGGAGTATTGTCTAGGCCCCTACCCCCCCGCAACATTCCAACAGCAGATAAAGCAAGGTAGTCCCTTCGTTGCCTATGCAGCAACAGCAACTAGGCTACTGACGAAAGGAGCGTGAAGCGTGAAGGTGATAGACAAGGATACGATGGAATCCCTGTACGTATCAAACCGTGGTCTTCGGTTGCCTCATACAACGAAGGACGGCGGGCCCGGTGAAGTACCGTTTCGAATGGTGGTGAACACGGTGGAGCAGTTGAGGACGAATCTGGAAACAGCAAGCGAACTGCTGAAGAGAGCGCTTGGTGATGAGTGTGGTTGCCTCAGCAAGCAATCGTCAGGAGTGGTCAACGACATTCGCACGTTCTTGAGGATGAGCTAGTTCCACCATCCCCCGCCCAACACTCCAACACCCAAACAAACAAGATAGTATCCACGTTGCTCGTATAGCTACATTGCTCTAGGATAACGGGAGAGGTGAGGCCATGGCAGATAACGCGACGGTTGAAGAGGCACGTTCCGCATATGCTGCGCTTCAGGAGGCGCGGGAGAAAGAACTACAAGCTTACGAAGCTTACATGAAAGCAGCAGTGAAAGAGCGCACAGAAGAGTATGCGCTACAGAAGCTCGGACGCCTTGACGGTCCCATGCCCCCAACTGACGAATACAAAACAGCGAGCAATGCATACCACGAAGCACGAACACACCTTACGTCTGCCGTCACCCGGTGGAGACTGGCTGCTGGCTCTCTTGCAATATGGTACTTGGACAACGTTGCTCCAAGCTAGTGTTTCCTCCTGCGTCCTAGACAGTCTCACCCCCTAGCCTACAGGGAAAGAGGTGTGCGTCACATGGGCAAGCCAACGTTCATCCCACCACCCGTCGTCGGAGTGGTGTGCCCTATCTCGTGCGGGCGGTGTTGCTTGGAAGCAAGGAGGCAGAAGGATGCCGAAGGAAGGTGGGAATACAGCTTGCCGAGGGATGATGGCAAGGGCTCTCTCGGCGTTACGTTCGGAAAGCCTTGTCCTCACCTACGTTCGGATGGGTGCTTTCTGCCGAGGTCTGTCCGGCCGTATCCGTGTACGGTGTGGACGTGTGCCGTTTCCAAGGCGGTTGTTTCGGGGAGGTTGTCGTTGGAGGAGGGGAGGTGGGTAGCTTCTGGAGTGCGTTGGCCGTGGACTTGGGTTGCGCCCGATGAGGCTCCGTCGCCTGAACTTTCTCTCTGCTGAGGCAAGGTAGGCGTTGTTTGGATCGGCTATATCCACCCTCTAGTTTGGGGGGAGGAGGGTGAACCAATGACCAGTTGGAAGAACGACGACGGCAACGCGAACAATCCTGCACAACCCCATCAACCTAACACTATGCGAAGCAGGGTTGAGCAGTGGCAGTGGTGCGTTTTCGATGGGATGTTTTCGAAGGCGCATTTGGTGGTGAGTTGTTTTGATGAGGGGCTGTCGTCTAAAGCTGAGCTGGCTTGTGGGAGTTGTTGGAGGTTGGATGTCCTGAAGGAGGATGATGGGCGGGCAAGGTGTGTGGCTTGCGATCGTGTGGAACGGTTGATGCTGGCCTACTCGAATCAGCAGGGTTTGCGTGCGGGAGTGGAAGCAGCGTTCCTGTTCCTCGAAGATAACAAGGTTCACAACCTGTCCCATGAGCGTGCTACGTACAGCGACTACGTTCACGATCTGGCTGTCGAGATGAGGAAGAGGTTGCTTGGAGAGGTGAGGAGTTGATGTGTCCGAACCAAAAGCAAAAACCTGCCAGACGTGTTGGACGGGATGCGAGAATGCAGGATGGCCCGGCGGCGAGGTGTGCGATGGATGGAGCGAGAGACCTGCTTGCGTGGAAACGCATTATCTCTTTCTGACGAGTCGTGGATTTCCGGAGTGGTTGCTTGATTTGTTCGTCTGCGAAAAAGCAACCGATCGCCATATCGTTCGGTTCAGGTGTAAGGGATGCGGACAGACGATAGAGGTTGCGTGGGATACGGTGGAGTACGCGGTTACGGTCGAGCCGATCGTGAAGATGTTGTCCAAGCACTGTTTCAAGTGTGAACTTGTTTCGGATTGCTAGATTGTAAGAGGAGGGTGACATGACCAAGAGCAAGAAGCCGAAGAGGGTATCGTGGAAGGACAAGTTCGAGAAGTTGGAGGTGGACTACAACACTCTCAGGGACAACTACACCAAGGCTCTCGAAGAGCGGGAGAGGATGGGGAAGGTTGATCCCGCCAACAGCCTTGCCACCACGCTCTCGGAAGCCATGGAGTATGCGGTTCGGTGGGCGAAGAAAGACGGAGGAAGGTACTCTCTGGACTACGCGGCCGACCTTACGTTGGCGATGCGGGCCATCGAGTTGATGCGTCTGCGTCTCGATTACCTGCGGAAGCAGAACGAGCAGCTTTCTGGCTTGATGGTGAAGTGCGGCTCGGACGAGTTCTCTTCGTTCTACGGTATCGCCGTCGGGCAGGTTGTCAGGGAGATGCGGAATGCCTATGCCGAGTGGAGGAAGGCTTGCCACATGTTGGGTGAATTGCGGGGCAGGGGAGTCACCCACGAGCATGAGGAGGAGTTGCGGAACATGGTTGCTTCTCCTGTTCGTATCTTTTCCTTGGCGGGGTGAGTAGCTTCCGCTAGCCTTCCGTTCCCTTCGAATCAACCAACGCAGCGCTCTTCTCGTATCTTGCCTGCGCTCTCTAGTTTGGAGGGAGAGGTGAGGGCATGGAGGATCGCATCGTGAAGGATCTATCTCTCGATATGAGATCCGGTTTCACTTGGACGTTGTTGCTTTCGTGCGGTCACGAAGTTGTTTGGCCATATCCGGAACCGCCTGAGAAAGAAACGCGCGTGCAGTGCAAGGTCTGCATTGAAGCTGAGGAGAGGCGAACGTACAAGGTGAAGGTGCGCGGATGAAGGTTGGACAAGACGTCACCGAGTTGCTTGCTAACTGGAAGTGCGATGAGCAGGGCAACTGCCATGAGGGTTGCGCTGCTGTATCCGAGTTGTTGACCGCCAGGATGGTTGCGAACGATACGGTCAAATGCAGGGTGATGTTGCATTACGTGAAGCTGGGCAACCCTTGTCCCATCTACCGAATCACGCAGGCGGTGAAGTCCGGCCTGCTTTGGGCGTGAGGGAAGGCGGGCATGAAGGTCAAGACGCTGTTGTATGCCGAGGTAGATGAGAGCGATTCCCGGTTCTGTGGTCACGGATGTAAGGAGTTGTTCCCGACGACACCTTGCCAATGCCTTCGGTTCGGTGAGAAGAAGTGCGTCGAGTTGGAGAGGGATGCGGACACGAACAAACCTCTCAGGTGCAAGCAGTGTGTGAAGGCTGAGAGAAGGTTCCGGCTTGCCGTCAAGAAGGCAAGGAAGAAGGTGCGACGATGACCAAGCAGAAGGAACACGAACCGGAGTTCGGACAGCACCTCCACAACAACGTTGAGCCCCAGGAATTGGATCTGGGAGAGCATGAACGCTACGTGAGCAATCGGCTGTATGCTCTTTCGGAGGCTCTGGGTCTCAGGAACCCCACGAACCAATCTCACGGCCTTCTTGGAGGGACGTGGGGATACGGGCAGGACTACACCAACGATGTGTTCGAGATGCACCCGTATTGGTGGGGCGATTGCACTTGCGGAATGGAGGGGCAGGTGGTTGCTTGGGAGCAAGCCAACCCCCACCCTCCCGGTTGTGTTTACCATTACGTCTCTTCTAAGATGGAGGAGATCAGGGAAACGAAGGGGATGAAGGAAGGGCTCATTACCGGCTCTCCCCGGGAGAAGGCTGAAGCTGCTTTCGTGGAGGAATTGCGCGCTAGGTTTCCGCACATGGTTCCTGTTGGTGAGCAAGGGTGGTTGGGACAGGTGTTTGATCTGTGCGATTGCGGTCAGAGGGCGAGGTATGAAGAGTTTGCGCGGGCTCACCGATGCAAGGATGATTGCCGATTGGCCCTTCCCAACTTCCGTTGCGGTGATGTTGAGATCTCATGGTACAAGTACATCGGGCGAAGCATGTCCGTCAACCGGCAGGTCAGCCGCGGAGAGTTGGAGGATATGTTCGAGAAGTGCTTTGCTTCGCTGCCTCCGTTGTCGGAGGAAGACAAGAAGGCGGCAGAGGCGGTCGAACAAGCCCACGGCGCTTTGGTCGAATCTTCTCTTCAGGGGATGGCTTCTGCCGTGGAGAAGGAGGTCGGTGAGCCGGTGCGGGTCATCCTTCCGGGCAACGAAGAGCAACGTGGCAAGGGGAATTGACGGGAATACCTTCTAGGCTGTTTGGGAGAGGTGCGCGGATGAACATCAAGGTAGCCAAGCGCCACGGCCTTCCCCGGGTGATCCAGCAACACCAAGCGGAGAGGTGGTTGGGCGTGTTGGAGAAGGAGCTACAGCGAACGCCCAAACCCAAGAAGCAGCCGATCAAGATCCCTTGGTACGGAAGGAAGGTGTGGCTGGAGTACCCGTTGGGAGAGCTTGTTAGGAACGTTGCTCTGACGTTGATGCTCACGGACTTCGGTTCCGTGAAGCCGAAGACGATGGAGATAGAGGGGAACGAGAGGTTCAATGCGCAGGGGTTGGAGGGAAAAGCAAGCTCCCGGATGCCGTTCGCCCGTGCTCTCCACATTCTCAAGAGGCTTCCGGCGTTCAGGGGAAGGATAGTGGTATGGGCGTCAAAGGCAAAAGGCGGAAAGCAACCGAAAGCCCCATCGTCAAGACGCGGGAGCAAGAGCACGTCGAAAGGGTGAGGGGTCTTCTGTGCGATACGCTGTCGCTCGCCGTTCCGATGTGGCAGGACAAGATAGTCAAGGAGGCGTGGACGACGGATAGGGTGGTTGAGGAGACGAGGCGGTGCGCGCAGATCGTAGCGGAGAAGGGCGACGTGATTCAGTTCAAGGTGAAGGGGGAGACGGCGAAGGCGTTCAACGCTCTCGCTGAGGGTATTGCCTTGCTGTCATTCGTGCCCGGTGGAGTGAGGACGTTCGGAATGCACTTCGAGGGGCACCTTCCCGGCTTCTCTGCGGAGCGGTTGGTTGAGATGTTCGATGAGTTGGGTGCGTTGGTTCGCTAGTCTATCGTGAAAGGAGAACACACCATGCGTACCACGTTCCACGTAGGACACAACAAGGAAGGCAGCCCGACCTTCGAAGCATCCTATGAGACGTTGCCCGATTCAGCAGGAATGGGGGAGGGCGTGATTGATGGCTACATGTCACTGGCTATCAAAGCAGACGGCAAGGAAACGTCCATCGCCGTTCCCGTCGCTGACTTCGTGGAGATGGCGCGGTCGGTTGTCTTGCTTCTGCCCAAGCCCGATGATGAGTAGACCGTTGGAGGGGTGAGTAATGCACCAAGACGACATCAAGAAGGGTGTGAAGGTTCGTGTCCGTTCGGATGCGAAGGAAGCCTTGAGGATCTACCCTTCAGCCAAGGACAAGATTCTGGAGGTCGTTGCTTGGCGTGTGGAATACGCTGAGAGAGGATACCCCGTTCAAGTGGAATCTCCCGGTGTTGTTTTCGAGGGTACGTGCGGAGACAAGCGCTTCGGCTTCTTCCGGCTCGATGAGTTGGAGGAGGTGAGGGGATGATCATAGCTGGGATCATTCTGCTGTGGTTGTTGCTTGGGTTGCACATTGCAACATTCATGGCAGAAGGTGTTCTCAAGAAAAGGGTTGCCGAGTTAGAGAAGTGGCGCAAGGAACATACCAACACGCCGCACTAGGAGGTGGGAGCGATGAACGACGTTGAAAAGCAACTTGTCGAAACCATCGCTAAGGAAGTCGGGCAGGATTGGGATCGGATGTTGCAGGCGTTGGCTGTGTCTCCGCGAGTAGGACGCCGGACGTGCGCCAAGTGTCGCAAGCGGCGTATCTCATATCAGACCGAGAAGATCGGTAGGGTGCTTTGTCGTTCCTGCTTGCTCGATGAGGCGTTGGAGGGGAAGCGATGAGCGACACAACGGCGTTGGTTTTGGTTGGAGAGAAGGTAGCAGGGTGCACGGTCTACCACGGCAGTAGCGACACCGTCGACTCCCGAATCCACAGAACCGTCGATGAAGCGTGGAAGGTGAGGCACACGGCTGATTCGTGGGCGAAGTGCGCTTGCGGGAAGGAACCAACGACGGTTCGTATCTTGTCTTTCTACGGTCTCGAAACGTCGTGGGAGTCGGAGGCTTGCTTTCACTGTATGGCAATCGTAGGGGATCGTGGGCCGTACATCGAACTTGGGTGGGGGCAGGAACGAACCGCGAAGGAAGTTGAAGCAGGCATTCCGGATTGGTTGCCGAAGAGCAGAGAGGAGTGGGAGAAGCAGATCGCGGAGTTCCTTTCTGGAAGCAACATCGCTTCCTAGTATAGGGTGCTCTCGTCGTGGGAGACTCAGCGACGGGAGCAGGGAGCGATGATGGGGTACGTGAAGCAACAGCGGGGACAGGAAATCCCTTCCTATCATGCACGACCAATGGTGCATCCCGGTGGTGGGTGCCTGTGCGGGTGGAATGGATCCCGGGAACTCCGCATCGGGCCGGGGCTGTTGCGTGTTCCGCCGAGTTGGGAGTCACCAACCCTAACGGCGGCCGTTGTCCGGCAGCGGGTGTTGGCCCGCTAGTCAAGCCCTAGAGGACGCTCCCACCTTCCCCACCTAACAACGTAGCTTCCACCTTGCTGTCTCTTGTACCATATGCTCTAGTCTATGGTGTTGGAGGTGCTGCCGTGGGGAATATCAAGACGACATCCGAACTGGTCACGATGGCGGTCCGTAGGGAGCGAAGGAAACTCCTGAAGGTGAAAAGGTTGCTTCGGAAGGTGTTGGATGCGCCGTGTGGCACCTCCGGGGGAGAATACGGCGCGCAATCGGTCGAAGACGCGATGAAAGAAGCGGCCGAGCATCCCTATGACGATGAGGAGGCAAAGGAAGCAGCAGGCAACGCCGATCTTCTTGCTGCTGTGAAAAAGGCGTTGAAGAGGGAGAGGGGTGGGTGATGGTCGATACGTTGAAGCTGCACTCCGATTGGCCCGAGGGTTGGACGGTGTGGAGGCGTATGGAAGGGACGACCAACTTCCAGCGGAAGTCGAAGAGCCACATCGCATTCCTGTTTCCGGCTGTTGGCGGATGGGAAGGGAAGATCTACTACCTCAAGAAGAGCGGCAATACAGGCAAGCGTGTTGCTGTTGTGTTGCTGCCGAATGAAGTTGCGGTCGACAACGTCCTTTGCGCCGTTGCTTGGGAGTTGGAAGCGGCGTTGAAGGGGTGACGTGATGACAAACAAGATTCAGGAACCGCACTGACTGACCGTCACTGTAAGTGGGGAAACAGCCATGCGTCTACGTGCGGAAGCGGCTCGCGTGGATGAGTATCGCTGCGTGGAGCCTTGCCCGGTTGCTGCTGTTGTTCGTGCGGCGATCGATGCCTACTTCGATCGCCCTGTCGGAGCGCGCGACGTCTATTTGATGCCGCACGATAGGGGGGAGTGATGGCGATCACCAAGAAGGGCGGATATGAACCGCTGAAGCCAGCAAGCGATCCAACGCCACCGAGCCAGCGGCATGAACCACCACCGCCTCCAAACTCACGGTCCGACTCTCCCGCGACGGAGCGATACATCACCATCACCAATGAGCTAACAGTGTTCGGCATCCCGGTTGAGATTGCTTTCCGACCGTTGGAAGGGGTCGACGAGCGACAGCTTACGTTGATGAAGAAGGTGCTTGAGCGCAAGGTGAAGAGGCTTGCTCCACCGTTGCCGTCAGACGAAAGCAAACCGCCGTCCCGTGTTCCGGATGAGGTGAAGTGATGGGCGAGCATCTGAGAAAAGCAATCCACGAAGCAGCGAACAAGATCGCTCAAGACCACACCAACGGCAAGTGCCCGGTGTGTGGCGGCAAGATGGCTTACTTGGGCGAGCTTGGAACCGTGCCTTGCGGCGGCATTGGGTTCATAGGTTGGACTCGCGCGTTGAAGGTGTTGATCATGACGTGTGAGGCTTGCTGTTACGTCATGCAGTTCAGCGCCAACAAGTACGGGCTGGACGTTGCCGAAGCAGAAGACAACAAGCTAGAGATTGAAGAGGAGTGGAAGAAACGGCAGGAGGAAGCGGAGAAGGAGCGGAAGGCAACGGACCAACCCACCACGGATGAAGGGAGCAAGCCATGACATCGAAGTGCGAGTTGGAAGGTTGTCGGATGCCGTGCGAGAAGATGCCTCCGTGCGCCAAGAGCGAGGCAAGGTTGCAGAAGTGGCTGCGGAAGTGGAAGACGGAGCGTTTCTTGTATGATACAGATGGTAACCTTGTTGGGATTGCGGATGCAGATAGCTTGGCTGGTGAGATTGAAGCTGCTTTGTCTGGCAAGCAACCACCTCGGAGGAAGAAGCGATGAGTAAGAACGTCGATTCCAAGTGGCTCGCCAACGGAGAGAAGGCGGTCAGGGCGCTGGAAGAGATCTACGGGAAGCACCAGAGCGTCTTCTCGCCTGACGGCAATATCAACCAGGTCCATGTCGAGTGGCCCTACGGGCGCGTCTACCTCTCGTTCTCCTTGGGGTTGTGCGAACCGGGAGAAGAGCGTGCGGCTTCGTATGCTGGTGCCCTCCGCGCCGCGCTTGCGGAGCCGCAGCCCGAGAAGCAGTGTCAAACGTGCGTGACGCGGGAGCTAGAGGATCCAGACGGAAGGTGCAAGTGGTGGCCCCGTGGGATGTCTGAGGCGATGTTCAACAACGGACCGCCGTGGGATTGCCGCGACCATCGGAAGAAGTGATGCGCCTCACCGTCCAACGCGCAACGCAAGGTCGCCGGGTGGTTGTTGTCCAGGGCGAGCAGATCGGGAAGTTCGGGACCATCGTTGAGAACTCGCCCGGCCGAAACCAATACCTAACGCAAGGCAAGAAGCGAACCAGTGTTCGCAACGTCGTTGTCCGCGTGCTGTTGGACGGGGAGACGTCGCCCCAACGCTTCGGAGTTGGGATGCTGAGTGAGGTGGAGCGATGACACTTCCAATGCAAAGCGGGGTCGTGTTGCTTGGGTTGTATGCGCCCGAGAAACACAAGGGCTACCCGAAGGATCGCAAACCAGAGTGGTTGCCTGAAATCTACAATGTCGGTGGTGCTGGTTGGCGATGTGCCTGTTGCGGGCATATGGTTCTGCGGGAAGAGATGAAGCAGCTTGGATTGCAAGGACCTCCGCAGTTCAAGTGCGCGGTGTGCGAGGTGGAGTGATGATGACATCAACACCTTGGCTTGTGGTGATGTTGCTTACGATGATCGTCGTTCTCATCGTCTGCATTGGTATTGCCATCGACAAGATCGCGCACCGTCCACCGCGAGCAAGAACGTGCGGGACGTGCTGGTATTGCGACGACGCACAGCAACCCGGGTTGAATGCGCATGAAGGTTTCTGCTGTCGGAAGGCATATCCGCTGCGAGACAGGAAGCACAGCGACGCAACAGCGCGCCCGGTTGTGCGGTTGGATTGGCGCGGGTGCGGGGAGAGTTGGGGGAAGTGATGCGCCAACGTGACTGCCAAGTCGGAATGAAAGTTCGCGTCACCAAGAAAGCAACCCTCGACGAGGTTCCCGGTTGCAAGGGACTGATTGCAACCGTCAAGAGCATCGACTACCGTGATGCGGTGTATCCGGTGTTGCTGTCGTTCCCGAAGGCTGTCCGTCGCGGAGCCGTTGACGGGAAGCTGACTAGATTGCTTTGGGTTCATACGCGGGAGATCCAGCCCGCCTAGGAGGCAAGGGAGATGGCAAGTTGTATCGAACTGCGGGCGGTCTATGCAGACGGCAGAGTCGAGAGGTGGGAAGGTGACGACGCCGATCGCATCCTCGAATGCGCGGAGTACATGTTGGGACGAGTTTACGAGGAGGGGTTGCCGGAGGGAGTGATCACCCAGCCGACTTCTGAAACCAACGAGCAACGGTGGAAGAGGCTTGGCCATCCCTTCGAGTGGTCGGACAAGTATCGTGCCTATCACAACCCCATCAATCTCTACGATGACGATGCAGCTTGGCAGGCAGGGGGTTGCCCGGATGGAGCCGTGTTGCAGACGGTAGCGGAGGTTGATGCTTGGATTGCAGCGCATCCCCTCAAGGAGAAGAAGCCATGAAGGCAACGTTGGACATCGGGACGGGAAGGCCCGGTGCTAGCATCAAGGTCGATTTCAATGCGGATCCACATTGCGAGTGGATTCCGGATTTCCACGCCACTCGGGGAGATGTCACCCTGACGATCAAGCTTCCAGTCAAGACGGAGGCAGAACCACATACCGTCATCGTTGAGGTGCCGTTGGAAGAGTGGTTGGAGATGTGCCGGTTGATGGTGGGCTACTTCGGAGACAAGAAGAAGTGACCTTGCGGGAAGCCGTCGATCGCATCCGGAAGTTCATCGAAAGCGAAGTTTGCTTCTACAAGATCGATCGCTTCTTGGGTGACCTGCGGTGGGAAGCGTCCCATCTTGACATCTGTTGGTCCGGAGAATACACGATCGTCGTCTTCGATACGCGGACGGGAGAGCGCGCTGAAGTGAAACGATGAAGAAGAAGGCGAAGACGAAGCGACGTAAGCGACGTGGGACGTTGCTGTACCTTGGCGATTGTCGTAGGGTGATGCGGCGTCTGCCCGACAACAGCGTCGATGCAATCGTGACCGATCCGCCTGCTGGTATTGCATTCATGGGCCGCAGTTGGGATCGGTTTCGTTGTGACTTTCCGCCTCCAGATTTTCTCAATTGGTTTGCTGGGTTCGTAGATGGCGAAGGTTGCTTTTCAGTACACAAGAAGAATGTAAGTGGTTACGAAACTTATGATTGCCAGTTCTCTATTGGGCTTCGGCGTGATGATGCGCCGATCTTGCGCGAGATCAAGCGCGTTCTCGGGATCGGGACCGTAGCTGTATCCAAGAAGAAACCAGCCGGAGGCGGGAACCCGAAAGCGCGATTTTGTGTCAGTTCCAAAGCAGATTGTTTGCGTCTGGTTGAGGTTTTTCGTGCAGCGCCACTTCGTGCAAAGAAAGCTAGAGACTTTGAATTTTGGGTCGAAGCTTTAGATGCTTGGATTCGACACCAACCAAAGGACTGGCGAGAAATGGCTGATGCTAGGACTCGCTTGATGGAGTCTAGGCAATATACGGAACATGGCAAGTGTGCTGGGCCTCCTGCTCGTCGTGAGTTTGTTGCATGGATGACTCAAGTAGCTAAGGAAATGTTGCGGGTTTCCAAGCCCGGGTCTCATGCTCTTGTTTGGTCATTACCGCGAACATCGCATTGGACAGCAACCGCTTTGGAGAAAGCTGGTTGGGAAATCAGAGATTGCATCGCCCATATAACAGGGCAAGGATTTCCAAAATCGTTAGACGCATCCAAGGCAATCGACTGTCACCTTGGCGCAGAAGGCAAACGCAAGTTCAAAAACAAGAACCCTGCGGATCGACCGTACTGCAAGACAAGAGGTGAAACTTCGACCGGATGGCAATCACCACCTCGCCCGCCGAAGACGCATTCAGCAACGAAGCAGGCAAGGAAGTGGGAAGGGTTTGGGACTGCACTGAAGCCTGCGATTGAGTATTGGATCCTTGCCCGCAAACCCCTTGAAGGCACCGTTGCTGCAAATCTACTGAAGCACGGCACGGGCGCGATCAACGTGGACGGGTGTCGGGTTCAATGCACGGCTCGCCCCAAGATAGTTGGTGTCAACAAGGCGCGTAAGTTTTCGGCCGACTTCAAACAGGGGAGTTTAGCCGACGGAACAACCACAACCGGCCGCTGGCCCGCGAACCTCGTGCTAGACGAAGACGCAGCGCGGGCACTCGACGAGCAGAGTGGGATATCCGGGCCAGTGAAACCGCGTATGGGGGGAATCCGACCCAAGTCAGCGAAGCGCGGGACGGTGGATTTCAAGAGGGGATGTCGCGCGACGTATCCCGTTGATCGGGGCGACACTGGTGGCGCGTCCCGCTATTTTTACTGCGCGAAGGCATCGAGGCGGGAGCGCGGCGAGGGCAACAAGCACCCAACCGTCAAGCCCCTCAAGCTGATGCAATGGTTGGTTAGGTTGGTGACACCACCCAAGGGCGTCGTTCTCGACCCGTTCATGGGAAGCGGAACAACAGGCATCGCATGCGCGATTGAGGGCTTCCATTTCATCGGCGCAGACAACGTGCTTGACTACGTGAAGATCGCAGCGTGCCGTATCGCTGCTGCGAAGACGAAGCATCGTGTTTCAATCAAGCTGCGTAGTGTGAAGCGGAAGCGGAAGAAGGGAAAGCAAAGATGACCATCGTCATGTATGTGATTGCATTTCTCTCGATTGCCTTCGGCATCTTCCTCTTGGGCTGCGCCTGCGGACAGCGAGCGCAGAAACGGATACAAGCACGTCGGGTCGTTGAGAGGGTGAACCGCGATCTGCAAGAGAAGGAAGACAGCGAACGATGCAAGAACCGCCTTTCCAAATCTTGCGCCGAATGCGAGTTCCTGGCGGAATGCGATGTAGTCGGCAGCAGCGAAGACGCCGTGCATTGAGGTGCCACGATGAACGAGCGCCGTAGGCTTCCAGATACGCGAAACAGCATCACCCATCGATTCGAGATTGCCGGAGTCAAGGGTTACATCACCGTTGGTTTGTATGAGAACGGCGAACCCGGAGAGATCTTTGTCAAGATGGCGAAGGAAGGTGCGACGCTTTCCGGTTTGATGGATTCTTTTGCTCTTAGTATTTCTCTTGCTTTGCAATATGGTGTGCCGTTGAGGGTCTTTGTTGATAAGTTCAGCAACATGCGTTTCGAGCCCTCCGGTTACACCGGCAATCCGAAGATTCCTTACGCCAAGTCGATCATGGACTACATTGCTCGATGGCTGGTGGTGAAGTTCCTTGAGGATCCACAAGCTTCGATTCCGCCCGATAGCGGACCGCCGTGCTCGACGTGCGGAGAATCGCAAACCAGCGACGGTGAGAAGTGGATCTGCCGATCTTGCGCGAAAACCGAACCCTAGCAGCGCTCGAAACCCGCCAACACCGTCTAGTATAGATCATACAAGCCGGTTGCGTGGTTGCTGCCGGTAGTGGGAATCGCGATCAGGAGGATGCTATGAGCGACGAGAAGAAGACCAAGACGAAGAAGAGCAAGAAGGGCAAGGCGAGCAAGGGCGAGAAGCCGCAGAAGCCGCCGGATGGCAACGTTGTGATCGGCAGCTTCAAGCGCAACGCGGCGGAAGAGGTGCGTGCGCAGATCAACACGTACCGCGGACGCACCTACGCCGACCTTCGCGTGTTCTACCTCTCCGATTCTGGAGAGTACCTGCCGACCAAGAAGGGCATCGCAATCTCGACCGATCAGGTTGCCGATCTGGAGAAGCTGGTTGGCAAGCTGACCAAGGCTGTTGCGAAGTAGCCGATGATCGGGTTGTTGCTGGCGCTCGTCTTCGGATGGTTGGTGCCTCCGTTGCATCAACTGATTCCCGAACCCCCGCCACCGCCTCCCTGCCAGCCTTGCGCCTTCCTGTTCTACAGCGACGCGCACGGAGACAGCCCTGCCTTTCAGAGGGTTGTTCGGGCGATGGCTCTGGAGCTTTCCGGAGATCAGACCGGCCCCATGCATCGACCGATCGACTTTGTGGTGTCGGGTGGTGACAACGTTGACGAAGGTCATCCGTGGGAAGAGCATCAACGTGCGATACAGCCGTTGAGGTCGGTTCCTTGGTATACCGCGCAAGGCAACCACGATTGGGATGATCTTGATTGGGTGCTGGATCATGCTCCGCACTCTTGGCCGATTCATATTGAGTGTGGTTGCGTCGACGTGTTTGCTCTGCCATGGGGAATCGGTGGCTACTCGCTGTCGTGGTTGCGCGATCGACTGCAAGAATCCCGGGCAAGATATAGAGTGCTTGTCCTGCATCACCCGTTGTACATCTGCTCGACGCAGGGACGGAGGGAGGTGAAGGCGGAACTGCTGCGCGAGTTCCTGTTACCAATCATCCGCGATCAGGTCGAACTTGTGTTGACCGGGCACGATCACGTCTACTGTGAACAACGTGCCTACGGAATCGACTTCGTCACCGCATCTTGCGCGGGAAGCAAGTTCTACCGATGCAAGCAGCGACTAGAGGATGAAGGCGAGTGTATCGAGCGGATGAACTGCTTCGTTCTCGTCGAAGCTGGCGAGGACTTCAACTGGCGACCGGTATTCGTGCCAAAGGAGGATGAGGAAGATGGCTGAGAAGACGAAACAGGAAGAAGAGGGGCAGGAAGCGATCGATCGCAATCGCGAACTGGCGATCCTTGCGATGAACAACGTACTTGCTCGCTACCTGATGGCGCAGACGACGATGAACAGCATCCGAGGCACGGTCAAGGAGACGATTGCCGAACTGCTCCAGATGCAGAGCGCTGAGGAATGCGAGGTTGCCCTTGCGTTGATAGCTCCCGGACATGGGTTGTACGACGTGATCAACAGCGTCAAGAAGGTCTCTGATGTTGCATCGCTCTGCGTCGAGAGCATCGAGCGGGCCAACCAGCACATCGAACTCTACATTGCTGAGTTGGAGAGACAGAGGGATGGCTGATGGCGAAGAAGGCAAGGGTTGTCTGGGTTGGTGCGGACGCCAGACACGAACTCTTCCAGTGCATGAAGTGCGGCAAGCGCCTTTCCGTCGAGAAGAACGGCAAGCGAGTCGAGAAACCGAAGTGCGACTGCCGAAGGTGAGGAGGGTTGGAGGATGAAACGTCGCAAAGCGATTCGTCGAGCGAAGAAGCCGGAGGTCAAGGACGGTCCTGTTACCGTACCGGGAGACAAGCCGTTGGTTCAGGGGTTGCATCCCAAGATCTCCCGCGCGTTGACTAAGCTGCCGAAGCCCAAACGGGAGAAGAAGCTAGCGCCTCTTGAGGTTGCTGGTCTGCCTTGCAGGTTGGCGGCACACGTCAAGCGAAGCGATGCCGGAATCCTCACCATCGTCATTCGCGATACGGAAGCAGACAAGCAGGTGACGACGGTATCGATCGGAACGACTGGCTTGCTCGCATTGCTTGGCGGCAAGGAGGCCGAGGGGGTTGCTCACTACTACAACCTCAACTCGCTGGGGTGCAGGCGCGAGACCGTGACCTATCAGGTTGGTGGGTTGAAGCAGATGAAGGTGGGCGAGTTCCGCCGTTGGTATCGTCGAACGGTGCTGCCCCTCGAAGTGGACGGCTGGCGAATCACCCGTAAGGGGCGTGTGGATCTCGCCAAGGCTCTGGTTCGAAGGAGCGCGAAGCGCAAGGATGTGTCGCCCGTCAAGATCAGCGTTCCCGTCGTGTTGGTTCGACTCGTGCCGACGGAGCGCATCATCGAGAGAGTTCCAGCGAGGAAGGGAACTAAGCGAGTCATCAAGAAGCGCAAGGCAACACAGGCAACAGTTGAGGAAGCAGTCGCTTGATAGTGTTGTTGCTGGCAGAAGCAACAGCAACTAAGGTGTGTTCGTGAAACGCAAGAAGAAAGAGTTCAAGCGACCCAAGCCAAAGCGATTCGCGCTGACTGATCGCGCATTGCGCAAGCTCAAGACGATTCCCGTCCGCTATCGCAAGATGTACCGGATGGCGTTGGAGAGGCGTTCCCGGCGGTTCGCGGTTCGCGTCTTCTGCCTGGAGTGCAACGGGTGGTCGTCTGTTGACGTGCGCCGATGCGTATCGAGCGGTTGTCCGCTGTACCTCTACCGCTTCCTGCTGACATCAACCCTGCTGAAAATAACCAAGCCCGAAAAAATGCTCAAGACAAAGCCTAGCAAAGAGGCTACACCGCGCAAGGGCAAGAAGAAGGGCAAGAAGAAGCGCAAGCGAAACCGTTTGCGTACCGAAGAGTGACCAAGCTTGGTCGCAACGCAAGGATGGAGGTGGGAAGGTGAGATGGTGTGCGTTGCTGGTATTGCTTGTGTCTTGCAAGCACGACATGAAGGAGTTTGCTCGTGACTATCTCACGCGCTCCGGCTACACGGTCAAGCAGATTGATGAGCCGGTTGAGGCGACGGTTGGTCCTCAGCGGTGTCAGTTCGGATATATTCCGTTCACTGCGGTGGTGAGTAGGTTGCCGACTCCGGAGGAACATTGCTATCTAGGAATTGGAGCCTTCGTGTTGGTGTGTTGCAAGCCGGATCGCTGCTACTATCGGGAGACATCACGATGGTGTCTTCGAAGCAATGAGTAAGGGAGGAAGAACGATGCAAGACGGGGAACAGAAGGACGGAGTTACCGCAATCGAAGTTGAGTTGCCGTCACCTACCGAAGAAAGGTTGCGTCAGACGGCGGAACACGTTGTGAGCCATCCGCCGTTCACGAAGGATGAAACAAAGGCGACCCCACCCGTCAACCTCGAAGCCTTGGTTGATGAGGCGATCGACAAGCGGTTCAACAAGTTCCGTTCCGAAGTCAGCGGAGATATCAACGCAGCGATCGACAAGGCGGTTGCGACGCTGAAGGAGGAATGGGACGGCATCTTCTCCAAGCTGAAGGTCGGTATGCAACGTGAAGCAACTGCCAGCATCGATGATGCGGTCAAACAGATTCGGCAGGACGCGCAAAACCGCGTGTCGCAGATCGTTGGGGATGGTCGTACAGCAGTCAAGGGAATGACGGCGACAGGCGAGAAGTACCGCAAGCACATCGAGCTTGCCGGTGATCGGTTGGTTGCGTTCGATGGGAAGATGGCCGAACTCAAGAGCGCGGTTGACGGGCTCCGGGCAACGAGCATCGAAACCTCGGCATCACTCGTTGCTTTGAATGAGCGCTGCGACCAAATTGATCAACAGATTGCAGATCTGTGGAAGGGTATCGGGGAAAGCAAGAAGACATCAGAGAGTGCCCGACGGCAACTGAAGAGCTTGCAAGAGGCAGTCAACAAGGCGTCCACTAAGTAGCCTGCTACCTCTGCCTTCCTCGTCGTCCAGCTTTCCCCAGACACCTTCACGTACAACCTTGAGCCCTAGATTCTGGCAGGAGGCTTGCGCGATGCCATCGGACCATCCGACAACTCGTTGGTCGAAGTTTCGCAACTGGAGCGGTGTTCGCATTCGCGGCAGTGAGCCCTTTTCACCGGACGATCCACCACAGGAATGGGACGTTGTTTTCCAAGCTACGACGGAGCCGGAAGGGGGCGCTTACAACACGTTCATCGATTACGACGGGACGGGCATCACCTACGGTTTCGCGCAGTGGACGGCAACGAGTGGTAGGTTACAGCGGTTGCTCAAGTTCCTCGATGATTACGACCTGTACGAGGACAGCCCGATGGACCAAGCTTTGGAAGAGCTTGGTTTGGACTTCGATCCGGAGCGGGAAGCGTTCACCGAGAACGGTCGGGTGATTCGTAAGAAGGCAGACATCCGCGAATGGCTGACGACACCCTCCGGGCAGGTTCCCAAGCACGGCAAGTTCCGTCAGAGAGCAGACACGATCGCCCGGGGATTCTGGAGAACCCAAGGGGCCGAAGCGGCAAGGCTACAGGAAGAGTTCTTCCGCGATGAGCTTGCTCGTGAAGCTCTCTTCCTGCGTCCAAGGATGGACAAGCTGACGATTGCCTTCTACCTGTATCCGGAAGGGGAAGTGCCATCTTTCTGGACGCCGATCAAGGATCCGCACCTCACGGCAACCCGTGCGTTGTTTTGGAGCTTCTGGCAGAACAGCCCGCGCAAGGCAGAGGAGTATCTGCACAAGTACCTTGATCGCTTGTCTTGGGTTGCTCCCGAAGACCTCTATCGGCTTGCTCTGAAGTTCGCCCGAAGCAGCTTTGGTTTTTGGGGCAACAGGAAGTGCGCCAACCTCAAGGACAAGGATGGAAAGCCACGGCCCCGGCGGTCGCGCTACTGGAAGGTTGCCAGAGCGATCAACAGGCTGATTGGGCACATGTTGCGGGAGCCGCTGGATCCGAACGCGAGGTAGTGATGTGCGTCAGGCTGCTGGATGAAAATGACGCCCACCTTGCAGATGTTGTCTGCATGATTCTGGAACGTCGCATTGGCGCTGCCGCCGAGTTCATCAAGAGCCGGTATGGGTTGAGCTACCAACGGGCACGCACCGTCTGTCATGTTTTCCTCGATGATGGAGAGCAGACTTCGGAACGGTTGATGGTGCTGCTGAACGAGGCGATCAAGTGAAGAAGAAGCGGAAGAAGATATTGCGTCGCGAGAAGACGCGGCGGTTTCTCATCGCTGCGATTCGTGCGCGATTGGCTGCTGGCGAGAGCGACCTTCGCATTCAAGAGGACATGGAGCTATCGCCTACCAAGTACATGGCGCTGCTTGAAGACCTGTACAAGGAGGATGCAGCAGCAAGGTTCGACAAGCCAGCCGATCAGTCTTACATCGACTATTGCCTTCGCCAGGAAGGCTGTATCAAGGATCTCAACACGCTGATTCGCAAGTGGCGCAACAGCAACCAACTGAACGCAATCGTTGGAGCCGTCCGGGTGAAGTCGGAGATTCTTGATCGCATGGTCACGCGCGGGCAGGACTTTGGAGTGTTGCGCCGTGTTCCTGAACAGCATCAGTTCGTGGGCGGCATCGCCATCAAGGATCTCAGCGACAAGGAGCTTAGAGGCAAGGTCTATGAACAGCTTGAAGGCTTGCGTGCTGCCATCACGAGATTCGGTGACGTTGATATCTCGGAAGCCAAACCTCCGAAGCCTGCCAAGCTGTTGAAGCCGAAACCAGAGCTATCGTCGCCACCGCCTGAGTCCAAGGGTGGTCTCTCGAAGAGGCGCAAGATCAAGCGCAAGAAGCAGAAGCACGCACCGCCCAAGGTCTGATTCCAAGATCGATCTTGGCAGTCTCAGACGTTCCGGCTACAATGACCTTCGCTTGAGTAAGGGCGGGAAAGCGTTCCCCGCCCGAGGCGTCGCGACCAGCGGCAACGCAGGACGCTAAGGTGAGGGCGGTCCCAACGCGCCAAACGCGATCCGTCAAGCGCGACGCAGCAGGGACGAACGCAAGGAGGAAAGAGACATGGCAAGCGGTTGGAAGATCATGCACGGTTCGTTCTACGGGACCGGTGCGCAGTTGGACATCACGAAGGTTGGCTACCGGCCCAGCCGGGTCAAGCTCATCAACGAAGCCTCCGACGATACGTTGGAGTGGCACGAGGGGATGGGCGACGGTCGCGGCTTCAAGCGCCTCAAGGCCGGTGCCGCCGCGATGATCGGGGCGAACGGAATCGCCCCGCTCGCCAACGGCTTCCGTCTGGGTGCCGATGCCGATCTGAACGTGGCGGGCGAACTGGTCCGCTACGAGTGCTTCGAGTAGGCAAGTCGGAGCAAGCGCTTTCTACCGACACGGAGGCATCCGCCCGCGCCTCCGTGTCGGTAGGCAACTAAGGAGGAGCAAGCAACATGGCAGACGGAAACGAACTGTCAAGCGCTCCAGATTTTCGACTTCATCGTGACGAGGTTGGGGCGATCGATGGAGCGGCAGTGCTCGCGGAAGAGCATCGCGGCATCAACGCGCATCAGTACGAATACCTTCTAGCGAACCTTGAGTGCGATGCGGGGGCTGGGGCTCATACAGCAACGTTCGAAGCGTTGTTCTGGTCACCGTTGGCAAGGAAGTACGTCAGCGAAGCAACGCCCTTGGTGTGGGTCGTTCCACACGGCACGACCGTGGCGGTTCGCATTCCGGTGCTTGGTCGCAAGTGTTTTCTTGCGGTCACCCAACTTTCGGCGGGTCGCAAGGCGTCGGCAGAGGTAGCCGCGTTCTTGGTTGATCCCCGCTACGACTGATTCACCTTCTAGGGTGCTAGTATGGGCACCCCGACTACCGACATCGAACGCCGTATCGCTTCGTCAGCGGTCATCGATTCCGCTCGCACGAAGGAGGGTTTGATCGACCTTCTTGTGCATAGCCGGGACATGTACCGTGAATGGATACGTCGTGCGGTGTTGCAACGCAACCGGCTCGACGTGTTGTGTGAGTTGGTGCTGGGCTACGATGTGCATCACCGAACACACTTTCCCGTCATTCAACATCAGTTCGCAAACGCTACCTCACAGACGCTTGCTTTTCGCGGCATGGGCAAGACTGTCATCGGCAATGTTGCGAAAGTGATCCACCTTGTCCTGAAGAACCCCAACATTCGAATTCTGGTTGGTAGCAAGGTTGCCAGCAACGCGGCCGACATGCTTCGCAGCATCAAGCAGCAGTTCGAATCCAACGAAGAGCTACGGGAGTTGTTCGGGGACTACGTTGGCGAACGACGTTGGGATGAATCGTCCATCGAGGTGCGACAACGGACTAGCATCTACAAAGAGCCAACGGTGATGACTGTCGGCGTCGGCAGCGCGGTTGCGAGCAAGCACTTCGACGTTGGCATTCTCGATGACGCGGTTGACGAAGAGAACAGCCGCACCGATCATCAGCGAGACAACATCCGCAAATGGTATTACAAGGTGTTCAGCCCTTGCTTGCTTCCACCGGATCCCGCGGTTCCGCATCGAGGTGAGCGGCATGTGCTTGGCACCCGCTACCACCACGAAGACCTGTATGGACACTTCCTGAAGCACGAATACAAGAAGAGCACGCTCATCATCCCGGCCCTGGACGAGGACGACGAGTCAATCTATCCGGAGCGCTTCACTACGGAGTTCCTGAGACAGCAACGGGAGCGCTCTGGCGTCATCATCTTCAACAGCCAGTACCAGAACGACACCGAAGCGATGCGGGGCGAGATCTTCAACTACGATGACTTCGTGATCAACACCGAAGCAGAGTACCCGGATGTAAGCACGTTGGTGGTGGGAATCGGATCCGACCTTGCCATCGGCAAGAAGACGTCGCACGACTACTTTGCTATGGCTGCCTTCGGCAGGGACAGCAACGATCACTTCTGGCTGCTTGACTTCATGGAGCGGCGTCTTGGCTTCATCGAGCAACAGGAGGCGATAGAAGGTTTCGGCGGACACTATGAGCGTGAGTTGTTTGCGCTTGGCATCGAAGCCGTTGCGTACCAAGCTGCGCAGGCGAACGAACTCAAGCGCAAGCATCCCAACTGGCCTATCCGGAAGGTCTACCCTCTGAAGGACAAGGTAACGAGGGCATGGAAACTGACGCCGTTGTTCCAGCAACATCGCGTCCACTTCAAGCCCGAGCACTTCCACGTCATCGAGCGGTTGGTGTCGTTCCCACACGGGCATGACGATCTGTTCGATGCCGTGGAGATTGCGCTGGGCTTGCTCCGGTTCAAACCAAGAGAGCGCAAACGGAGAGAAGAACCGGGATTGCTGTGAGGAGAACATGGAACTGGCAATCTTGCTCTTTCATGCATTGCTGATTTTCCACCCACGCTGGCAGGAGACTGCGTGCGATGAGGTCGGAGAACGCAACTTAGAGCGATGTGAGTCGTTGCAGGAATCGGGGCAGAACGCGCTTGACGACTTCACGCGCACGCTCGCCCGGACGTGCGAACTGTACGAAGAACCGATCGATTGCTTGATGATGGCGATGGTTGCGGAGAAGGAGTCAACCCTAGGCGACCTGTCGCACTCGGTTGCCCACGGCGACACCGACATCATCTGCCAGAAGGTGGTGGGGGTCGATCGCATCGTTGCTATCGAGCCGCGTGAAGGGGAGCAATACTGCGAGACGCGGATGACGTGGACGTGGAGAGGTGGCGAACGGCAGGTAACGCGCAACGTCCACATCGTCACGCACAATGAGCGGTCGTACCGTGTCGACACCTGCTGTGCCCGCGAGCATGGTTACTTTCAGTTGCTCCCAAACAACTTCTCATCTGGCACTCGGGTGCGGTTGCCCGTTGGTAATGGCTGCGGGGAGTACGATGGCAACCCCGACTACTGCGAGGATGGTCATTTCATCTTCCCACGTAGCCAGCACGAACGGCGACAGTTCATCGACCGAGTTGAATGGAACGTGGCGGTTGGCGTGCAAGAGGTCGTCGAGCATCTAGCGATCTGCCCACTGGATGAGGATGATCACCCCTTGCTTGGTATCGCTGCCTACAACCAAGGGGATTGCGTGCACGACAGTGGGTTCAAGACCTACTTCACCGGAGTGCGCTCGCGCTACTCACAGGCCTGCGAAGCAACTTTGCCGGACGGTACAACCGTTGCCGACCATTGGGATGGTTGCAACGACATTCCGGCTGACTTGGAGTGAATCATGGAAAGCAAGAGCGAAGAGGGCAAGGCTCCCGAGGCGGTTGATCCGGAGCAGCCTGTCAGGAAGATCCGTGCACGCATCATCGATGTGAGTCCTATCGTCAAGCGAATCGAAGAACAGTTGGGACAATCGAACGTTGTGCTTGAGGATCCCGATCTGTCTGCCTATGTGGATGCTGGCAGGGTAATCGAGCCGCCCTATGATCCTCTTGGCTTGTCAACGATGATCGAGAACTCGACCCATCTAGAGCAGAATATTGCCGCTCTTGAAATCAACATCGATGGCTTCGGACACAAGTTCGTCCGGAGAGTGCAGCTTGGCGATCAAGCATCAGATGGTCTGAAAGCAGAAGTGAGGAAGGAGGGTATCTTCCTTGAGAACTTGTTCGCCCACTTCTGTCTCGACTATTCGTTCGTTGCGTTCCGGCGTAGGGTGCGGCGCGATCTGGAGGCGACTGGTAACGCTTACTTCGAGCTTGTTGCCAACAAGGCTGGACGAATCGATCAGCTTGTTCACGTTCCAAGCTATCAGATGCGCTTGACTCCGATTGACAAGGAGCTAACACCCTTCGACCAGAAGCGGCTTGTACGGATCGATGACGGTTCGGTTGCCGTCGAGGTGGCTAAGGCGAAGAAGCGATTCCGTCGCATCGTGCAGTTCTCGCGACTCGGAACGGATGGTCGCTGGAAGACGGCATATGATCGGCCGGTGTATTTCAAGGAGTTTGGCGATCCGCGCGCCATCAACGCCGAGACGGGCGATCCGGTTACCGAGAAGGAGATGAAGGAAGGCAGCGTCAAGCTTGCTACGCCGATGGTGCATTTCAAGCTGTACTGTCCGCGTTCGCCGTATGGGTTGCCTCGTTGGATCGGCAACCTGATCACGCTGTTTGGCGATCGGGAAGCGGATGGAGTCAACTACACCACCTTCGCCAACAACATGATGCCTTCGATGATCATTATCGTGAGCGGGGGTGCGCTGACACAAGGCTCTCTCGACCGCATCAAGCAGTTCAGCGAACAGCAGATTGCCGGTTCGGGCAATCGCAGCAAGTTCCTGCTCATCGAGGCTGAGAGTCCCTTTGCGCAGGAGCCGGGAGAGACAGGATCGCCCAAGCTTGAGCTTGAACGGTTGACCAACGATCAGATTCAGGATCAGTTGTTCCAAGCGTATGGGGAGAACAACCGCAAGAAGGTGCGTGAGTCGTTCCGCCTCCCGCCCATCTTCTGCGGCGATGCCAAGACCTACAACCGGGCGACTGCCGAAGCAAGCCGCAAGCTTGCCGATGAGCAGATCTTCGCCCCGGAGCGAAACGAGTTCGACCATTGGGTCAACCACCGTCTGTTTCCGGTGATGGAAATCAAGTACCACCGTTTCCAGAGCCTTGGTCCCAACGTGACTGATGACGAGGATCTGATCAAGGTGCTGCTTGCCGCGGAGAAGACGGGCGGCATGACTCCGCGCATCGCACGGATCATCATCGAGGACATCATGGGCCGCGAGTTCCCAGAGAACTGGAAGGACATGGATCCTGACGTGCCGTTGACCTTGCAGATCGCGGAGCGCGTGAAGAACTCCGCTCCGGCCGGAATCAGCACGCAGGTTGCTCCGGTTGGTGTTGATACGGCAACGATGAAGTCGTTGCTTGGTAACGACGAGGATGCTCTTGTCGTGCTGAACTCGCTGCTGAAGCTACGCGCTTGGATGGAAGCCGAGCTTGAGGGTGGGGAGAAGCCCGATGCATGAGGGCTGCGCCTGCGGCTCGCTGAGCAACGCGCAACTCATCAAGGGGTTGAACGCGATCGATGAGATCCTTGTCAAAGCAAAGGTCTTGCCTGAGTGGCGACGATTGGTTCTTGTCGAAGAGCGATTCCGCAAGGAAGTAGAGCGGGCCTGGAGCAAGCGAGCCGAGCGGGCAGTCAAGCAAGCAACACAGCGAATCAGAGCATCCAAGGGCAAGGTCACAGCCAAGGATCTCAGCGCCGCTCTGAAGATGGTTGAGAGCGCGTTTGCTAACCTTGGGGAGGAATTGTTCGACAGCACGCGAGAGACGCTGCGCGAAGGATTCCGTCTCGGAATCTCCGCGATGAACAAGAAGATCAAAGGCAAGTACCGGGGCACGCTGCGGTATGACTTCGTACCGGTGAGCAAAGCTCCGACGACAACAACACCGGGGCTTGGGTTCGACTTTGCTAGCTTCGACGTTGCCGACGAGGAAGCCGTCAGAGCGTTGGCAGAGAAGCACACGTTTTGGATTGGTAGACACTACAAGCGCAACATCGCCGCTGCGGTGCGTCGGATTGCTCGAACCGCAATTCGGGAGACGGGTGGAGATCCCAAGCGAGCAGGAGAACAGCTTGCGAGGTTGCTTAGGCGCGAGTTCGACTATGATCCGCGCGATCCCTTCACCGGTCCCTATGCCGAGATACCTACCGGTTGGCGCGGTTCTACCCGAGAGTATTTCGAGATGGTTGCTGCAAACGCAATGACAACCGCTCGCGTTGCTGGACAACTGACAGCGATGCAATCGGTTGGTGCTACGCGGTACACTGTAGTCAACCCACTGGACGAACGAACGTGCACGGAGTGTCGGTATATGTCCGGCCACGCAATCAACATGCCTGTTGATCAAGCTTACGATCATCTCCAGCAGGAGATAGGTGCTTCGCCTACGGCGGTGCGTGAACGGTTGCACCCTTGGGGTACAGTTGGGGATTACCGCCGTGCAGCGGAAAGACCCGGTCGTTGGTCCCAAGCTACGGCTGGGAAGATGATCGATGCGGGCTACGGATTCCCTCCATACCACGGACGTTGTAGGTGTACAGTAGATATTTCGGATACTTCCGCGTTCCTCTAGTGAGGAGGTTGCCAGATGGGCAAAGAGACAAGCAAGATTGATGCTGGTTCGCTGACTGACGGCAAGGCACCTCCCGCACGGGTGGGCGGTGAACTTCTCGAAGAGGAGAGGATCAAGCTGCCGGAAATTAGGGACGCGAAGCCGGAGGAGATCACGCGACTGGTCAAGGTTGCCTTGGCTCGCGTTCTCGAAGAACCGAAGGTGCTGGGCAAGGAAGACGATGAAGCGTTGCTCAATCTCCATCTTCGCCTTCACCAACTCTGGGACGCGGCAGTCTCCGGTAAGCTGGAGTTGACGAAGCCTGAGTTCGTGAAAGTGCATCTATTGGTGCTTGAGGAGATGGAACGGCGGGAGATGGAGCACTCCACTCACGACGAATTGGATCGCGCAGCAAGACGCAAGCGCACACGCAAGTTCAGTGGCAAGAGCTACAACGAGGCTTACTTTGCCGGGCTGAAGGATGTTGATCTTGGCTTCGTTGCCGATCTTGCCTCTGTGCTCAAGTGGGTTCCCGATGACGTTTCGTCGGTGCTGGAGTTGGGAAGCGGAATGGGTCGGGCGCTTGACATCCTGAAGGCAAGCGGGGTCGATGCAGAAGGGTTGGAGGTATCGGAGTACGCGGCAGGACAAGCAAGGGCAAAAGGGCATGAGGTCATTCTTTCCGATGCTGCGGAACTGCCGTTCTCCGATGGACTGTACGATGTTGTCTTCTCAATGCACGTCCTTGAGCACATCAAGGATTTCAATCAGGCGCTTGCCGAATCTACCCGTGTTGCCTCTCGCAAGGCGATCCACTTGATTCCGCTTGGCATCAGACGCGACGCGACGCACAAGCACACATTCAAGACGCTGAACGATCTGCGGGACAAGGTGCTTGAAGCAAAGCTTCCGTTCGCGCATGAGTTTCACCGCACACGAACGAACTCCGCGATCATCGTGGTGGACAAGACCATGACGGACGTTAGCCCGGTGACTGCCTACTTGCAGGACTTCACCGTTGTGAGGGATTTCCTTTCCCTCGCTGGAAGCGCGATCAAGGGAAGCAACCCCGAGGACATTGACGTTGTGTGGCGTGCCGGTGATGCGATCGGTGGAATGGATGTTGCTTTTCGCAACCTGTTTCCGAAGGAGGTGCGGGAGAAGCTGCACCACACCTACATTCCGCAGGGGCCGCACGACGATTATCTTCCCATGTACGACTTGGTTGCCGTCAAGCGGGTTCCCTTGCAACTGGTCAACATCGAGAAGGCGGAACTGAAGCCACTCAAGACGTTCACTCCGCTGAAGACGGCAGGCGGTTACACACAACAGGAGTTCTTCGCTCCGGATGAGTTCTGGGAGCAGTGGGCCAAGCCGTTCATCGACGAGGGCACGCGCCTTGCTGTTGAGAAGAAGTACAACGGCTATCGAACCATCGCGCAGTACGATGGCAAGGACACGTTGGTTTACTTCGAGGACAGCAAGACCGATCGCTCCAAGCAGCTTGCTCCAATCGTCGCAGACCTGAAGGTCATCGGCAAGCCCGTTATCCTCGATATGGATGTTGGTGCGCGATACGAGGGTGGTGGTGTGGTTCCCCGTGTGGAACTGTCCGGATTGATCTCGAAGGAAACCAAGGTTAGTGAAGACGGAACTTTCACGACTCCAAGCGGCAAGAAGGCAAAGATGGTTGCTCACGTCTTCCATCTGCTCTATGCGGATGGCAAGGATCTGCATACGCTGTCTTGGTTGGAGGCGCGCAAGCTGCTTGAGCAACTGTTCAAGGGTCACGACTTCGCAACCTTCAAGCTGAGCAAGCCAGTTATCGTGTCTTCGAAAGCGGATCTGATGAAGGCGATCAAGCGCTTCAGCAAGGAGGAGGGCAGCGAGGGTGCGGTCGTGAAAGTAACAACCTCGGACTACCCGTTGACTGGACAGTCAACCGGATGGGCCAAGCTGAAGAACCTGCTTGAGTTCAAGGTCGAGGTTATCGATCGGACCCGGGTGCGAAGTTCGCGTAATACGTACAACTACGTTGTCGGATACAAGGACGAGAAGGGCGAGCTTCGTCGGTTGGGCAAGACCTTCAATACGAGTGTCGATGCCAAGACGGGCGATGTGCTCACGCTGTCTGCGGAAGAGGTCATTCCGCGCTACGACGAGGAAGCAAAGACGTGGACGGTTACCGCCGTCGTGCCTCGTGTTGAAGATCTGGAGACGGGAACCGTCCAGGCTGACGGTGTTCGCTCAATCATCGATCGCGCACACGACGCGAACGTGCTGCAAGCCACTCCGGATGTGCTCAGCCAGTTGCGTCGCGCCGGACTTGCGAAACGGGATGAGGCGGCAGTAGAGAAGCAGCAAGCGGAAGACAAGGTTGAGATTGATATCCTTGTCAAGCAGGAAGGCGTTCTCAGCTTCAAGGAGGGTGACAGCGGTACTGGCGTCTTGCAGACGCACGAGCGCGGCTTGAGTGAACTGCAAACCAAGTTGACGCAAGACTTCGGTTGGGATCCGGTTGAGTTGACCGATGCGGAGCTTGGCGAGTTGAGCGATATCGTCGGCAAGGATGTTAGCTCTGCATACAAGCAAGCGCAGGAAGGTAACGCCAAGAGCTTGGGAGGACTTCTGGGTGGTGTGGAGGTCGATAAGCTGAGCAAGTCGCAGCAGACGCTCATTGCTCGCGCCGAACCGGTTTCCATCCATACCGACTTCCGGTTGCGACCGGGCAAGGAAACGTATTGGGAAGGCGGGGAAGGCTTCACTCCAGGCAACCAGTTCAAGCCAAACAAGTTCAAGTTGATCGCTACAGGCGATGATCCGGATCTGAAGATTCTGATGAACTTCAAGATCAAGGGCGGCAGAGGTGCCGTAGTCAGTAGCGTCGGGGACGAGTCGATCGAGAAGGCCGAGCCGGTTCGCGGACCGCTTGCTTGGATGCAGATCGGTCGCGGCAAGCCGAAGGTCTTTCCGCCCGGCGCGGTGGGTTCAACCCCGGATGCGTTCTCCCGCTTCCTGATTCGCGACACGTACAGATGGCGTGCGGGAGTTCAGGATCGGCACTACAAGGAATTCGATTTCGACGGCAGGCTTCTCAAGGGTCGGTGGATTTTCCAGTTCGTACCCGTTGGCCGTGGCGAGGCTGCGGAGCAAGCGGGGGGACGCGCATGGATGGTATCCCGTCCGAAGAAGCAGGAGTTCGATAGCGAGGCTCTGAACAAAAGCTTGGCGATTACGATGCCGATCCTGAAGCAAGACAAGAAGAAGCAAATCGTTGTTGGCATCGTTCTGAAGCCAAACACTACTGATGCTCAAGGTGACATTGTCGACGCGGAAAATATTGAAGCTGCTGCACACAAGTTCCTTCTTGGATACAGGCGTGGCAACGTCATCGGCTACATGCATCGGGACCTTGGTCGGGACTTGCAGTTGGTTGAAAGCTACATCGCGCCGGACGACTTCACGCTTGGTGGCCATGAGGTAACGAAGGGTTCTTGGGTGATGGCGGTGAAAGTGCTGGATCCGCAGACGTGGAAGGAAGTGGAGGAAGGCCGCATCGTCGGTTTCAGCATTGGTGGTATCGCCAGGGTGACGCCGGTTCGCTAGTCTCCGTTCGCTCTCTGTTCCTGTCTACTACACAACGTCGCTGTGCCTCTGTTATACTGCACCGGTGCAGAGGCGATAGCTATGCCCACTGAAAAGACGAAGGATCGCAAGCCAAGCAAGCGGCTGACGGACATTGACGTCAGCGAGGTATCCCTTGTTGACCGCCCGGCCAACGAGGAGGAATTCAAGGTCATCAAGCGAAAGGAAGGAGCGGTCATGTCGGACAACACCGAGACGAAGCCCAAGGAAGAGGACGTCACGAAGACGGAAGGTGAAGCGCCCCCGTCGGAGGAAGAGGGAACTACCGAAGACAAGCAGAAGGTGATGCTCACCCGGCATGGCGAGATCGCTGCGGAGAAGATCGCTGCGGTGAAGAAGCTCGCGGAGGAGATTTCCACCACCGATCTGGACGTTGAGGAACTGCACAAGCGCGTGTGCTCGATGAACCGGATGCTCTGGCAGTTGACGGATGCCGTTGATGTCGTGCAGACGTTGAGCAAGTCGCTGTCCGACGTGGTTGAGGATGTCGAGAAGCAGGAGTACGGCAAGGACGACAACAAGAAGCTGAAGGCTGCCGCTGCCGCCCTGAAGCAGATTGCCGGAATCGCAACCAAGGCGATGAACATGGTCGAGGCGCGCATGGCTGGCAAGCCGGGCGAGGAAGAGGACTACCAGAAGCCGACGCGCAAGGGCGTCACCCTGAAGTGGGGTGAGGACGGAGCGGTGGAGATCTCCGGTCTCGAAGACATCGAGAAGGGCAAGCGCTTCACTCCGGCTCGCAAGGAAGCCGTCAAGACCGCCGTTTCCGCGCTGCTTGGCATGGTGAAGGACATGGATCCCGATGCCTTCGGCACGATGATGAAGGAACTCGGCATCGAGCAGAAGGAAGCTGCCGCGAAGAAGCCGGACAAGGAGGAAGAGGAGATGGAAGAGGGCAAGCGCGACACCAAGAAGCTCGAAGAGGTCGAGAAGGAGCTTGCTGACACCAAGGAGAAGGTGGAGGCGTTGACCAAGCGCCTTGAGGAAGCGGACAAGACGCGCGGCACTCCCAGTGCTATCCCGCAGGATGGGACCAGCAAGCCCGTCGAGAAGCAGACGAGCATCTGGGATGGGATTCTGTAGGCGGGGAACCGCCGAAGGCTTTGGGAGCAACCCAAGCAAAAGGAAAAGGAGTGAAGAACATGCCGACCCCGACGAACGAAGAACTGATGGCGCAGCAGAAGAACCGGGTTGAGAAGGCGGTCATCGCCGCTGACTCTCTTGCCGCAGCGGGCAAGCTCAATCCGCAGCAGGCAGACAAGTTCATCGACTACATCATCGATCAGTCGATGCTCAAGAACAACGCGCGCATCATGCGCTTCAAGCCCGAGACGGCTGAGATCGACAAGATCGGTCTCGCGCGCCGCGTTGCGTTGCCTGCCGCGGAGGCAGCCGATCCCCGCTACCGTCGTGGCATCACGACGACCAAGATCGTCCTCCAGCCACGCGAGATCATCGTGCCGTGGGAGGTCTCGGACATCGTTGGCGAGATCAACCTTGAGGGAGCCGCGCTGCTTGATCACATCGTGCAGATGATGGCCAAGCAGACGAACAACGACATCGAGGATCTTGCGATCAACGGTGACACGCTTGGTGCTGCGATCCTCGAAAGCGACTACATCGAAGGCGGCGACACGACCAAGTACATCAAGGACAGCTATATGGCTCTCTTCAACGGGTGGCTGCGGTCGGCCGATACCGCGCACCTGTACGATGCTGCGGGAGCCAACGTTGGTCCGACGGTGTTCAGCCGCATGCTGACGCAGCTTCCCACGAAGTGGCGTCGGAACATGGATCAGCTTCGGTTCTTCTGCTCGCCCGACCTTGAGCAGTTGTACCGGGAGAAGACCAGCACGCGCGCCACGGCGGTCGGTGATCAGGCTCTCCAGAGCGGCGTTCGGCTGACTCCGTATGGTGTGCAGTTGGTTGCGGCTCCGCTGTTCCCGCACACGCCGAAGATCGTCGAGCACGTTGCGATTCCGGCGGCTCCGGGCACGGTTGCTTTGCGCTACCGTCCGGTCGTTGCCGGTTCGCTGACGATCCTTCCGGCGGCTCTCGCTGGCACTCCGACCACGCCGTATGTTGAGGGGGTCAACTACAGCGTGAACTACACGACTGGCGTCATCACGAACATCAACCTGCCTGCGACCACGTACAAGGTCACCTATCAGGCGCAGCCGCAGATCCTCCTCACGCACATGTCCAACTTCATCGTCGCCATCGGCCGCGATATCCGGATCGAGAAGGACCGCGACATCTACAAGCGGGTGAACCAGTACGTGATCACGCTGAAGGTGTCGGTTGTCTTCGAAGAGACGGATGCGATCGTGAAGGCGACCAACGTCGGTGTGAGCGTCTAGCGGTTGCTCGCCCGCTGACGCACGCAAGTGTGGCGGGTGGGTCTGAGCGAATAATCCCCCATCGCTCCCCACCCGCCACATACAACCAACCAACCGGGAGTTCGGATCGATATGCAACGCAGCAAGGCAAGAAAGGGGATTCAAGATGGCCAAGGTGATCGGTGAAGCAACACTCAAGCCGGGGGACAACTGCCCAAGGTCGTTCTCGATGAACGGCGTTACGTTTCGCCCCGGCGTTCCGCTGTCGGTGACGGACCCTTCCGTCTGGCAGCGGATCAAGGGCATGGATCTCTTCGATTGCGTCGAGCGCGAGCAACCGAAGGTGAAGGTGCAGGTTGATCCCGGAAAGGAGCCGGTGCCTGTCGAGGAAGCGGGCATGCAGGACGAACCCGAGGATGAACCCGAGGACGAACCGGAGGAGGACCCGGAGGAGGAAGTACCCGAAGCCAAGCCCGTCCGCACGACGAAGGGCAAGGGCAAGGTGAAGAAGGGAAGGAAGTGAGCAGATGAAGTCGATGCTCTATGTCGGGACCACACCCGTTGATCTCGAAGAGGGTGATGAGCGCTTGTCGCTGTTGCCTGGAGGCTTGTACACCTTCGACGAGATCAAGGACAAGGGCAAGCTTGCATTGCTGAAGAAGCTTCCGGAAGCTGACGTTCGCGACGTCACTCCGAAACCCGTTCCGGTTCCTCCGAAGAAGGTGGCGCATGCTTCGGAGAGCGAGACCAGCAGCAAGCCGAAGAAGCCCAAGTGACCTTTCCGCATGCTCTGCTTGAACCTTGCCGACGGGAGAACACTGCACTTCGACTTGTCGGAGCAACAGCAGTCTGACCGCTGGCAAAGCCTGCAAGCAGATCCACACTTCCAACGGAAGGTGACCGGCATCGGAATCCTGCATGGGGGCTATACCCATGTGCTCCCGATGCCGCGTCGCTTCCGTGCAATAAACTACCAAGCTGAGCTTGTCTGCAAGGAAGACGGCATTGCCGTTGCCGAACGCATCACCTGCCAAGCGGATGATGTCGAGTTCAGCATGTTGGTTTACCTGAATGGTTCTTCTCCTCTCGCAAGGCTCAACCTCGTGAAGACGGGCAAGCTGCGATTTCCACCGTTGCGGCGTAATGGAGGCAAGGAGCGATGATTACCAGACCGCCCGGTTTTCCTCTTCAGGCGGATCAGTTCGACGGCAACGCTGGCATCGTGCAGGGAACGGAGACAACCGATCTTCCCTACTCGCTTGGCGCATTGCTTGAGAACTTCGAACAGTGGGTGAAGATTCGGGGCGTCGTCCCCACCATACCGGACTTGCCGACGACGGACATCCGCGACGGTGACATGGTTGCTGTGCGAGATACCGGAGCCGGTATTCCTGCGATGTTCATCTACGACGAATCGGCAACCACTTGGTACAACATCACCAACACCGGCTTGCCTGCGAACCACGCTTCGCTTCATGAGAACGGGGGAACGGACCAGATCAACGTTGCAGGATTGTCCGGGTTGCTTGCTGATCCGCAGACGCCGCTTCCGCATGCAGGAACGCACGGTCTGGGGCAACCGGATGCCGTCACGCTGGACAAGTCGCAAGTTGGGTTGGGCAACGTAACCAACGATGCGCAACTGAAGCGTGCTGCTGCCGACTTCGGAACCTTCGGCGCGAAGGCAGCACCGCTTGACCTGACGGACCTTCTGTTGATCGAAGACAGTGCGGCTGGCTTTGCGAAGAAGCATATCACCATCGACGACCTTCCCGGTTCGCGTTTCGGGCAGGACTACCAAGCGGCGGCAAGCGAAGGGGTATCATCGACAACAAGCGATACGTTCCAAGACAAGGCAACGCTAACCACACCCACGCTCACCGGAACCTATCGAGTGGCGTACTACGCGGAGATAGCCGTTGGTTCAGGCAACAAGCTTGTTGAGTCGCGACTATACAATGTCACCGATACAACCGAGCTTGCCTTTTCTTTTTGTCGTCCACCAGACACCGATTACTATCGGGGAGAATCCGGATTCATCGATCTAACCTTCACCGGGGCGGCGAAGACTTTCAACATCCAATATCGTTCCCCAGACAACTCAACCACCGTCTACATTCGCCGTGCCCGGCTTGAGTTCTGGAGGGTCAGCTAATGGCTGCTACGAAGTACGGCTATTCAATCAGCGGCGATTTTCCCAACCACAAGGTTGGCCCAACTCGTCTGAAGGAGGAAATCCAAGCAAGCGGTATTACGTCTGCTACGGTGGATCACATCAACACCAACGATGACGAGTGCGATGTCTGGTTCACCGGTCCGCTAGATTCCGGTGATGAAGCAACGCTCGATGGTCTTGTTGCTGCACATAGCGGCAAGCCGTGGCGCAGTTATGTACCCTTGCTTGTGAATATGTTTTTGGAAGCGGTGGAGGCGGGCGTTTCGCGAGTTGTTGCCAACGGTCGTCCAGCGATTGAGATTCAGGACGGCATCACCGGATTCGGCAGCGTTTACCTTCGTTGGCCATTGGAGCAAGACGTTGATTGCGTCTTCCGGGTCATCGCGCAGTTCGTCCTCAAGTCGTCGGATACGGGGACGAAGGTGCGGATTGGCGTGAAAGTGAAAGCGCAAGCAACGGGGGAGGATTCTTCGATAGCGTTTGCACCCGAGGGCTTCACCGTGGCAACCGTCAACTATACGACGATTGGTGAGGTGTTCGAAGCCGTGGTTGATCTCGATGGATCTGGCATGCGGCTTGGTGACGCGATTGCTTTGGAAGTTGGTCGCGACGGCAACAACGAGATGGGTGCCGGGGACAACGACGACGTTGCTGTTCCGATCCAAATCATCGCGGTTGAGGTTGGGGTGGCGTGATGCCGGGCAACGAAACGCAATACGAAACTGCACGCGCTTACTTTCCTGCGACGTGGAACAAGGAGAACATCACGGCCGGGCAAACGACCGGTGTGCCGATGGACATCGCAGGGATTGGGTTGAAGAGTCTGCCGTTTGCAGAGAAAGCAAGCGTTGTCTCCGTTGCAATCGTTCTATCGGATGCAGTGACGGCGGGGTTCATCCGATTCGAATTGACGAAGAACGGCAACCCGACGGGCAAGACGGTTGACATGAACGCAACGACGGGAACGAAGAAGCTGTGGGAGTTCCCGCCGGGCAAGTTGGTTGCGAACAAGGGGGATGAGATTGGGTTCCTGTGGGGTTCGTCGGGTTCGCTAGCTCCGTCCGGTAGCATTGAAGCTGTCTTGCTTGTAGAAGTGCAAGAGGGAGGCTAGGAACCGTGGGCTACATCACCGTCCAAAACGCAAGAGACGAAGGTGTTACGGATCCGCCGTACAGCGACGCTCGCGTGCAAGCTGCGATCGACCTTTGGAGTGATTACATTGACCGCGCTTGCCGTCAATGGTTCGAGTCGCGTGCGCTGACCATCTTTCTCGACGGCACCGACTGCGATACGTTGTGGTTGCCCGTTCCGATCATCGGGGTCACCGAACTCTACATCAACGACAGTACGATCGTGCTTGGTACGGACTTCTACAACGTGCACAACAGCCGGGTGCTTCCCGACGATCGGCAGAATCCGCGTCTGACGATGCGTCGCAAGTCGGGGGATCTCTTCACGCGGGCTGCGTTGGGAACGGCCGATCCGGCGTTCGTGAAAGGTCATCGCAATCAGAAGATCGTCGGCACGTTCGGCTACCTTGAACCGGATGACACTACACCAAAGATGATCAAGCGAGCGGTCTTGCTTCTGCTTCAGAAGTCGTTGCCGTTGATGTACACCTCCGGCATTCCCGTTGTTCCGCTTGCCGTGGGGCCAATCAAGAGGGAGAAGACAGACGGTCACGAAATCGAGTGGTCGACCACAGGAGGCGGTGGCGGCCTGATCGATGACATCGTGCAGGACGACGAGATTGCCGCCATCATCAAGCAATACCGTGCTCCGCTTGGTGGTGGTGTGCCGATTGCCTGGGGGGAATACTAGGCCATGCCGCAACCGCGCCTTCTCCATCCTGTGACGGTGATCGTCGAACAGTTCGATGCGTCGAAGACGATCTACGATCCGGATTCAAGGGAACCAGTCAAGCAAGCTGTTCGCAAGCAGCAATACACTTTGCCTGGGCAAGCGAAGTGGGGAGTGCATGACGAAGCGGTTGCAACCGAACTTGGATTGCAGGACAGGGAAGCGGGCTACGTGTTGTTTCGGGTCAAGGATGCAAACACAATCGGCTACACGCCGAAGAGGTTGGATCGCATCATCCGAATCGGCATCCTAACTGGATTGGATCTGTACATCGATAGCATCGTGCCGCTCGGTCACTATCCCGACAGAGGTGGCCACTCGCTGTTCAAGTGCCTCTTTGTCGACAAGGCTCCTGTGAGCAACGGTTGATCATGTGGTTGCATCTGACCAGTGGTTGGGAACGCTTTCTAAGCAGGTTGTCTCCTGCTGCAAGAGCGCGCGTTCGTCGCGCTTCTGATCTTGCTACCCGGCAAGCTGCTTTGTTGATGGTGAAGTACGTTAGACAACGCATGACCACGGCCAAGTTCGACGCCAATGCCGCCTTGACTATTGCGCTCAAGGGTTCCACGAAGCCGTTGGTTGATCGGGGACAGTTGTTCCAATCAATCACGTCACAACGTGTTGATCGCGCCCGCTACTTCGTTGGAGTGCTCAAGACGAACAACCGATACAACATCGCGGCAGCAATACACGAGGGAGCCAGCATCCCGGTCACGGACAAGATGCGAGGCTTGTTCTTCAGCTTGTGGCTTGCCACCAAGGATCCGAAGACGAAGGCTCGGGACAAGGCGGGGAGGTTCCGGGCAACAGTCAAGATGAAGAGCAAGCGCGCCGAAGAACTGAAGCGGATCGCCATTCGACGCAAGGTTGTCATCTTTCCATTGAAGGCTTCGACGACGGTGATTCGCGTTCCGCGACGGCCATTCATCGAGCAGACTTTTCGGGACCGGGCGATTGTCGAGAAGCTTCGTACCCACTGGCAGCGTGCGATTAGCAACGCGATGCGTGGAGTCGAGTAATGCAGACGCACTTGCTTCCGAAAGAGTTCACGTTCACCGAAGCGGATCGCCCGGATATCGTGCTGTCCGATCCGACCAAGATACAGCTTGACTCGCTGAACAACATCGTGACGCTTGTTTCCGACTCGGAAGGCTACTATCCGCTTGACGCCGACTTGTACGTCATCACCAAGGAGACAACCCCGGGAGCTTGGATCAAGTGGCACATGCTCTTGGTTGGTGTGACGCAGGGCAAGGATGGAGAGATCATCAAGACGCAACATCGCGTGCGTTTGCACGACGGTACGGATCAACGCTACTGGAATGGCTCGACGTGGGCGGTTGCCGGTGCGAGCGATTGGAATACCGAAGCGGAAGTCAACGCCCACATCGCGGACTTCAACAGCAAGACCTTCCGGGTGGTGGTGAATCTGCGAACGCTGGATCGCTACTACGCACCAACCTTGTCTTGGGTCAAGGTTGCTTGGGAAGGGCGAATCTACTTCCTCGAAGATATCATCTACCGCTCTTTGGTTCCTGCTTTGCGGACCATCACTTCGTTGTCTGATTTCCCGTTTGAGGTTGACGTAACTACCGCAAGCATCGACCTGAACGACTATCCGATGGATGCGGGTTATGTTGTTTCGGATATTGATAGTGTGTTCAACCACACGGCAGATCCGGATCATCTCAGCGATCTTTTCTCAAGCTACAACCCTGCAACAAAGGTGATTACGCTAACAAGCGCAATCCCTGCTGGCAACACTGTATGGATCCGATTCGTCTATTCGCCTGAAGTCGTAGTGATCCAATCAATGGATTATGCTGAGCTTGCTTCGATCCCTGCTCTGATCATAGAAGACATCAGAGAAGATGGATCTGTGCCTCGCGCCGCAACCGATGGCGTCTACGACCTCGCAACGGTAAGCGGTGTGTTGTTCGAGCCTCCCTATGCAACCAACCTTCGATTCGCTATAATCGCTCAGTCGGCAGGTGGTGTTGACGCGCTTCGACTGCAAGAGGACGTGATGCGGTATTGCGAGAACAACCCATTCCTTCACTCGCAAGGTATGGACGAGCAATATCGTTTGCACCTTGATAGCGAGTTCACGGATACCAGCAGTCCGCAGTTCAGTGGATTGCGGACTGGACGCGCTACGGCTGTGGTGTACGAAATTCTTTCGTACCTGAAGTCAGCGAAGACCGGTCCGGAGGTGACCCCGACCAAGCGCATCCGCTTGCAGGGGAGCGTTGAAACAGACATCAACGTACAGTGAGAAGGAGGAAAGCAAGATGACTACCAGAGTGTTCGGAGCGGTGCGGGCGGCGGGCGTTCAGGTCGTGGAACTCGACACCGACAAGACCATCGAGGCGGGTGCCCTTGGAGTTACCGGCTACCTTGGTATTCTGGAGAAGGGGCCGCTTCCGCCGGAACTGATCAGCACCTTCAGCAAGGCCGACTCGTTCCGCAAGGTCGGCGGTCGCATTCCCGAGTCGCTGTTGCCCGATGCAGTGCAGGATTTCTGGGACACCAGTCTTGGTGCCGGAGAGAACCATCTTGTTCGCATCGATGACGGAACGGGAGTCAAGGCGGAACGCACCTTGTATTGCCGTCGATTGCTGACGGACAAGCTGCGCATTCCGCTTGCGACGATGAAAGCCCACAACCCCGGCAAGTGGGGTGGTCGTCGCAAGATTCTTGGGCGTGAGGCTGGCGTTGTCATCGGTGACTTCACGGCGACCACGCTCGACACGCACCTCACGATGCTCCAGAACGAGTGGAAGGACGGCTACGTTGTTCTCGACGGTGTTGCTGGCAAGGAGTACCACATCATCGGCAACACCACCGCCGGTGTCGTGACGATTGACAGCGATCAGGACATGATTGCTGACCTTGGTGCGGCAC